TCAGATCAAATCAACCATTGCCAGTTTTGGCGATGCAATAGGATTAGGAAGTTTATTTGGTGGTGCGGCAGGTGGTGGTGCTACCAGAGGCCAAAGTGCCAACAGCCCTATGTATGTGTATGATGTGAGTTCGGGTGGCACAGGTGGTGGCGGCCTGTTTGGTGGTGGACAGACTGGTCAACAAGGCGGCTCTGGTGGTGGCATATTTGACACCATTGGCAATATATTTGGCGGCGTTAAAGATGCTGTAGGCAATGTATTCGGCGGCATTGGCGATGCCATTGGCGGCGTGGTTGACACAATCGGCGGCATCTTTTCCGGTGGTGGTGGCGGTGGTGGTGGCGGTGGTATTTTAGATACAATTGGTAGTTTCTTTGATGGTTTCTTTGCCAATGGTGGCAACATTGGTGCAGGTAAGTTTGGCATTGTGGGCGAACGTGGACCAGAATTTGTTGGCGGCCCTGCTAGTGTCACACCCATGTCAGGTGGCTCAGTGACCTACAATATCAGTGCAGTGGATGCTGCCAGTTTCCAAGCACTTGTGGCTAGAGATCCACAGTTTATTCACGCAGTGGCCATGCAAGGTGGCCGTGGCATACCTAGTTACGGGAGATAACAATGAGTTTTCAATGGATTTTTGATTATGCAGAAAGTTTGGCTATAGATACCAAACCTTTGGTAGCAGCCACACAGAGTCTGGATGGCACTTATAGAAGCACCACACTGAATGCCGCACCTTGGCAGTTCACAGTGAAAGTGCCCGATGGCATTAGATGGAGCGAGCTGAGACAAGAAATTTCTACTGCACAGGCCCTGGGTAGATCCACAGCAGCCACGGTGCTGTTGAGCAACGCAGGATATACCAGTTGGCTCAATGCTTATCAAGGCAACTGTGCCAATCCTGCTGCCGTAACTGCTAGTTGGACCACCGGCAACACCATAACACTCACAGGTGGACAGGCAGCGTCAGGATTTAACTTCAGAGCCGGTGACATCTTACAATTGGGCTCTGCATCTGCTTATCAAGTGGCAGCAGATGTGCCATACAATTCCAACACAGTGACCTTGAATAGACCCTTGTTGGCCACTGCTGGCTCAGCCACTTTGAAAATTGGACCTGCTGTGACTTGGTCTGTGCGTTGCAAAACATTTCCAGATTGGACTATATTTGCAAGAGATCAAGTGAGTTGGTCTGGTCCATTTGTTTTTGTTGAGGCCTTGGTCTAATGAATCTCGCTAATTATTCTGCCATTGGTTCTGCACTGTTGATCCGTATTGCTGTGCCAGATGAAGCTGTCACTACTTTTTCTACCTATTGGAAAAGTCTCACTGTGGACGGCACAACCTATACCGGGCTAGGCAGCTTGGTCAGCCTGAGTGAAACACAGAACAATATCCGTGCCACTGGACAAGAACTTACCATCAGCATTTCTGGTATACCTGCAGAAAACTTGACATTGGCAAAACAAACTCTATTAAGAGGCAGCACAGTGCAAGTGCGTCGTTATGTGTTTGATCCCAACACAGGATCTGCCTTGGCCATTGCTGATAATCCTACAGGTAGATTTTTTGGAATCATAACTAATTTTGCTATAGATTTCACAGCCAACATCGCCGAAGCAGATAGATCAGGCACTGCTGTGATCAGCTTGACCTGTGCCAGCACAGTGAGTCAGTTGGGCAACAAAGTGTCAGGCAGACGCACTGCCAAAGAAGATCAGAAAAGATACTATCCCGGAGACCTCAGTATGGATCGTATAGGCTGCCTGTGCCGCAGTAACTTTAATTTTGGAGGACCCGCATGAGCCTGTTTGACACCATTACAGATCTTGGTAAACAGGCCATTGGCCTATTTTCTGGCAATGACATAGGTTCAAGTCTGGCACGCACTGCGTTGAGTGCTTATGCAGTGAGTCAGGTCACCAAGAGCATTGGACGAGACAATGATGCTGCCACACAGGCCCGGACACCTGCACCGTCCAAACAAGACACAGGACAGGCCATACAGGTCATACCAGATCAAAACAATAGAATACCTGTGCTGTATGGTAAAAACACAATGCCTGGCATTATTGTAGATGCCAATATTTCAGATGATCGCACCAAAATGACCTATGTGTTTGCCATCTGTGAAAAGACTGGCACCTTGCTCAGCAGCGGCTCAGCCACCACTTACACCTGGGACCAGGTGTATGTGAACGATCAACGTGCAGTGTTCAAAGAAGATGGTTGCACCTTGGACTCCACAGTGGATCGCAATGGTGTGCAAGACATCACCATGAGAGACCTGGTGACCATTCGCATGTATGCCGGCAACTCATTTGGCATTAGTCAAATACCTTTGAACAATGGCTATGCCATCACAGCAACCAACGCCTGGGACATAGTGCCCGGCTGGACACCCATGCATGTGATGAACGATCTTGTGATGGCCATCATCACTGTGATCTACAACAGTGAAAAAGGTCTCAACGGAGTGCCTAAAATGCTGTTCGAACTTTCAAGTAGTATGACACAACCTGGAGATGTGCTGTATGATTATGCCACCAACACCAGATACGGGGCTGGTATAGCCACAGGAGACATTTACAGTGAATAATTTTTCAGAACTCAACGACTACGGCGCAGGACAGGTCACGTTTCAAAGCCAAGCAGACTATTCAATTGTGTTTGGCAACAGTCTGGGCAATGGCAGTGTCACTGCCAATAACACTGTGTTTTTTACCTTGCAAAACAGGCAGCCCATTATAAGTTTTACCAATCCATTGGAGCCCTTGGTTGTGAGCATTATTGCACAGCCAGATCTCAACGGAGCCTGTATAAACACTATTCAATATGTGGGCAACAATGCCAACATCACAATTTCCAATCCTACCGCAGGTGCTTGGGTAGCGCAGGGCATGTGGACAGTGGCCGACTACAATGAACTGTTTGCCAATGGCGTGGTGGAACTACCTGCGTTGCGAACAGATGATTTTGTGATGGAAACCACTGCGAATGATCAACTGGGCAACACCAGAAGTTTTTACACTGAAGTGGATGTGATCCCAGGTGGGTTTAGTCGTCCCAACACAGTGAGCTTTGATGAAGACACCACTGTGCAGATAGATGGTATGGGATTTTCGGATCTAGCAGATCAAAATTATACATTTACTTTTGGTCTTGTGCCCACTAATTCTGGCAACATTTTACTCAATGCCACTGCACAGCAGGGCAACACTATTGTATCAACAGGAACAAGAACTCAAATCAACACCAGATTGCAGGGCAACATTGCATTTATTCCTGCAGATGACTATGCAGCCAATGCTGTGATGGCTGTGAACATCTACAACAACACCACTTCAACTGATCTGGGCTATGCCAACATTGCTCTGCAGATTGCGGCAACACATGCGGAAAGCAGTTATCCATCCGACATCACATACAGTGATGTGGGCAACATTGCATTCAATGTGTGGACCTCAGGTAATTCGTTTGCTGTGACTGATCAAGCAGTGGGTAAAAATTATTCACTCACGTTCAATATGGGCAACACTGTGATTGGCAATCTGTATCAAGGCAACACCCTGGGTGGCAGTTCAGTCACGCTGACCGGCAACAAGGCCGCAGTGAATTCTGCCATTGGCAATGTGCTGTTTGTGCCCAATGGACTCAGCACTGCCAACGCCAGCCTGGTATTCACACAGACTCAGACCACTGCCAATATCCTTCAAACCAATGTCACAATACCCATGATCAATCAAATAGTAGCTCAGCATGCAAACGATGCAGGTCCGCTTCCAGTGGGACAGCTTTACACAACCGGTAATGCTCAAGCCAATACTGCCAACACCAGTTTTTCACTCAGCACTTATTCCGGTGCAAGTGGCAATGTTTTACTCCAAACCCTGGGCAACACAATAACACCAGCGGCAGCTCGTGTGACCACTAATGTAAAATACAGTCCTATCAGCATACGCCTTAGCAACCAAACAGGCCTTCAAAATCACAGACCTTACTTGACAGCAGGCAGCACAGTGCCTGATACTTGTTATTTTGCCTTCTGGGTGTATTTCAACGGAGTATCACCTAACAAAATATTAACCTTGTTTAATTCAGTTGGTGGCGGCGGCATTCCAGCCGGCCATGCTGTATTGTCCATACAGTTTTCAGGAGGCAGCGGCTTTGTTCTCCCCAACGACGGTTATGTAGTGTCAGGTGGGTATTACACTGAGCGGTTGGTTTTGGGTGGGGGATTTGAGCTCAATACCTGGAATCATATAGCAGTGCAACGAGGACCTACTGTTGCGTCTGGTGTGGCCCCGATTGCGGCCTGGGTCAACGGCCAACCACAAACCTCAGCATTCAGTGGACAAGGCCTCGGCAACCCTGGCTTTGCCATACCCTATATCAGTGGCTATCCTTGGAATAAATTTCGCTTTGGTCGACCCGGCGGCCCTGTCAGTGACACGCAAACAGCCCCGTTTTTACAAGATTTTTTACTGGATGACATTGTGTATCAAGACAACAATCCCTATACAGCAGGGGTGGCATTCACCCCCCAACCCTTGGGCCAGTTCACCGGCAATATTCGTATGATGATGACTGGATGCTGATCCAATGACTACAGGAATTTAATATGGCTACACAATCAAGATTTACCATCAACGGTGTGATTGACACCAGTAAAACTGCATTGCAAAATCTCGAAGATATCTGCAACAGTTGCGGTGGCTGGTTGACTTTTGACAACTATTCAGGCAAGTGGAGTGTGGTGATCAATCAGCCCGGCAGTAGCATAAAGACCTTTGATCACAGCAACATCATTGGTGGCATCAGAATGAATGGCACAGGATTAGAAGATCTTTACAATGCAGTCAAAGTGACCTATCCGTTGAATGACATACAAAACAACACAGACTTTATTGAAATAGCCTTGCCCGAGGCCGAATGGAATCCCAACGAAGTAAAAAATGTTTTGGACATTACTTTGCCCTTGGTAAACAATCAGGTGCAGGCTCGATTGATTGGATTTAGAGATCTCAAACAGAATCGAGTGAATCAGATCATACAGTTTGAAACAGACTACAGCAGTATTGGACTCAAGGCCGGAGACATCATCACAGTGACTTCTGAACCCATAGGCCTCTCAGCCGAACTGTATAGAATCAGCGAAATAAGAGAACAGGATTCAGCAGAACTGGGCATCACATTGACCATCACAGCCATTTTGTATAGTGCTGACGTATACGATGAGAACAATCTAAATCAATACATTTTAACTACAGAAAACGGCATTATAACAGCAGGTGACATTGGCACTCCGCTTCAGCCCACAGTGACCTCTTATCAAAGTGCTGCCAGACCCAGACTGGTGATCAACACAGTGGTGCCATCTGGTGTGATTTCAGCAATGGAATTTTGGTTGACCACTGGCAATGCCAGTAATACTTACAACCTGGTTGGCACACAAACCAACACATCAGGTGTGTTTCTCACAGAAGGCAGCACAGTGACCCTGGACATCAGTAATCAGGACACAGGCAATGTGTATGTGAAAACTCGAGCTGTGAACAGCACCTCGGCTGGTGCTTTCAGTCCTGTGAGTGCGTTGATTCCTTTTGTGCCGGTTCAGGTCACTGATAAAATTGGTGATGGAACAGAACTGAATGGAATCAATCTCAACGGCTTGGCCTTGCCATTGTTGTTGAGCAAATTGACCAGCCTGTTTGGTTCTGGTGATGGCAGCAACACTCTAGCAAATCAACTAATTACCGTAGGAGGAATGGATTCCAGCACTATTCAATCAGCGGATTTTGGAGTAGCAAACACAGAAACACGGTTAAATGACATGGCCGCTGGCTACACAGACGCTGACGGATATGACCTGGCTACAGTGATAGCCAACGCCATTCCTATACCATTTACTTTGGCCACTGCTTGTAAATTATTAGATATAAATGTGACCACACCTTTGTGCGAGATGCAGTATAGATTTGAAGATCGCACAGGAACAATACGTCAAATAAATCCTTTTATTGCACAGCCGCCAATGGGTATAGATTTATGGACTGGCACTCCTGCTAGTCCGGGATCACAAATTGCCAGCGCCACAATTGACTGGCAATTTAACAGTGTGAGAATATTGATGCCAGGCATAGCAGCAGGTAGTTATTATATTGCTGCTTATATTCTTCCAACATATGACCTAGACATGTATTGGGTAAGATCTGGTATTGATGTTTACAGTAAGATATTTTATACCAACTTTAATATTATAGGTGGGCAAGGTCTGAAACTAACATTGAACAAAATAAGATAATTCTCTATAAATACTGATACCTGCACTGCCTCAGTGGTGCAGCCATCACCCTTAGGAGAGCACAATGAGCGGAGTATTAGACTTCCAACAATACGTTGGCGGACCAGATCAAATCAAATGCGAGCAGTGGTTTCCCAC